CTCCAGCAGTCGGAACCGCCGTCGCGTTGTAGACCACTGCGAAGGTCCCGGTGACGGCAGCATTGTCGACGTTAAGGCTGTAGAGATTTCCAGGCGATGCCTTTGCCACCTGGGATCCGGCATTCACGACCGTCGCAGGCGCGATAGCGGCAGCGGTGGCAGAGTCTGGTCCCGACCACGTCCGGCCAATCGTGTTGGTTCCAGCTGCCGTCGGACCCGTGCCGATGTACTTCAGACACGAGATAACTGTGCAGGCTCCCGTGCCTGTCCAGGTCGTGTCGGCAGTATTGCCCTCGGCGATGTCCAGGCCGTTCAACGTTGTCGTCGGAAGGTTCGTCCCGCCGGCAATACCTTGCACAGTCTGTACGGCCGTGGACGGAGAGCCGGCCGCTGCGGTTGGCACGGTGTTGCAACCGACCCAGGCGGTGCCGGCTGAGTTGAGGCAAAAATTCACGGATGGAACGCTGCCGCGGCGTGTGCCATCGTCCAGAGTGGTCCAGACGGGCGGTGCGGTCTGCGCAGCTGCGATGCCAGGCAAGATGCATGACAGGGCGAGCGCGAGATAGACAAGGAATTTTCTCATTAACTTAGCTCCATGCTAAAAGAGCTCGGACTTGTTGTCCGAGCCCTTTCGCTTGTTGTGGTTTCAGGCGGCCGGTTCGGCGGGAGGCTCTGGATCCGTGGTCAGCTTGATCTCGTCCCACTCATCCTTGAGGTCCTGCGCGTAGGCCTCGTAGGTGTAGTCCGGGATCCGAGCTGCGAAACCATCGGCCTTCCGCTTGTAGAACTTGCCTGGCAGGTCTCGGTCCTCGACCAATCCTGCGTCAGCCAGCTCCTTTGCCTTGGCGAGCGAGACCCTCGACAGGTCCTTCGGGACCTTGATGCCGCCGGTGTCGTCCGCAGCCGGAGGAGCAGCCGCAGCTGCCTCCGCATCGGTCGTCTTACTCATGGGCCGCCGTCTCCTGACGCTTGGCTTCGATGGCCTTGCGGATCGAGTCCGCCGAGGTCATGCGGCCGATGTCGACGCTTTCCTTCTCGGCTTGCGCCTTGAGGGCTTCGGCGTCCATGCCGTCAAGCGACGGCAGTTCGGTCTCCGAGCTGGGCAGCTCGGTCGACGTCGGGTCGGTTGCCGCAGTCGCCGAGTGGTCAGGTCCCAGCGCCGGGGCGTCAACCGCGGCTGCGAAGGTCTCGGTCAACTTGTTGATGATCGTCTCGGGACGCATGTTCGCCGTCGTCTTCACACCAGCCTGGGCCGCGGCCGCGCGCAGCTGCTCAGGGTTCAGGCGGGTGAGGTCGAGGCCATTGACGGTCGGCAGGATGTTGGACGTGCGCACGCCGATGCGCGGCTCGCCCGTGTTCTGGTTGTTCGACTGATCCGAACGACGATCTGCCTCCTGAGAGCCAGCGTGGATATCGACGCCGAGCATCCGCTCGAGCTCGAGTCGCGTGGTGTCGACACGGACTTCGAGACCACGCTCGATGGCTTCTGCCTTCGCCTGGTCCATCGTCATCTCGCCGGTGGTGGGACCATCCAGCTTGTCGACGATGGTGTCGATATCGAAGTCCTCGAACTCCTTCTCGTCGTCCGGCAACTGGACGGGGATGATCGCGTCCTCGCCGAACACCATGACGAGTTCCGTACCCCGTTCCATGAACGAGTATGCCTGCTCGCTGGTTAGGGCGACGACCAGCTTGTCGGCCGGCTCCTTCTCGGACTTGAACGCCGGCAAAGAACGTTCGCCGACGCTGTGGCCGGCTTCGCGGAGTGCGCTGACTGCACGCGCCGCGAGTGCCATCGCAGCGATGCTGTTGCCAGCGTGGAAGAAAAGTACCTTCATGATCTAACCTCGTTGATACGAGCAACAGAGAACCAATGCGAGGCCCAGCCTCGCATGGGCTTAGCGGGTGCGCAGACGGACGCCGGGCAGGTTCTTGGTGCTTGCCGTGACGTTCAGCCAGTTCGCCGACGTCGCCAGCGCTGCCGAGGTCGGGTTGGCGCCGCCACCGGCCATGTCCCAGGCAAAGCCGGAGACGCGGGCGTTGTACGCGAACTCCGCCTGATAGCGATACATGATGTTCTCGAAGCCTGAGAGCTTCTCGAAGATCAGTTCACGGTCTTCGGACTCGGTCAACGCGACCGCGTCTTCGACGAGGCCGAGCGTGATGTACTCGTCCACACCTGCGCCGCCACCGTTGGTGACCACGAGGCTGGGCGAGTCGGTCACGAGAACCGGCAGGCCGAGGGTACCGACGGTGCCCTGGTAGATGGTCACGCCGGCAACCGAGTCCAGGCCCATGCTGATCGACGTACCCACGAGGCTGTGGAAGACGGTCGAGTGCATGACCCACATCTTGATGCGCGACCACTGGTCACCGAACTTGCCGCGAGCCTGCGACAGCAGCAGGTGGTCGATCTTCGTCGAAACCTGAACGGTCAGGTTCGAGACGCCGGCCAGCGCGACGTTGACCACGGCGATCGCCGTGTTCAGCTGCTCGGCCGACTCATCACCAGCGGCCATCTGACCGATGATGTAGCTCATCTCTTCCGGATCGGCGGCGATCTTCTTGAATGCGTCGGCGGTCTGAGCGATCGGGCCGTGACGACGGTTCAGCTTGACGCCGACGTACTCACCCATCTCGAGCTTGTTGTCGGTGACGGCGGCGACGCTCGTGATATCACGACGCTGTGCGGTGCCGCTCAGGCGCTTGATGAAAGCTTCCTGCTCGAAGTCGCCACGCATCGCCTCGGTGACGATCGTGATGGTGCCGGCCGATGCTTCGTTGAAGGCGTCGACGTTCTGTTGCTGAACTTCGAAGTAGCCTCCGTAGTACTGCTCGTTGTAGATCTTGAAATCGGTCTTGGTACCGGCTGCCATGATGGCCTCCTAAGTTCAGTTGAGTTGATGAGACCTGGGATCAGGCCTCGGCTTGACGCTCTTCACGCGCGCGTTCGTTGTACTTGACCTGCCCGATCTCGTTGATCAGGCCTGCTTTTTCCTTGCGCGACATCTGGCTGATCTTCTTGCCCGACCCGCCGGATCCCCCGGCAGGGCGACCGCCCTGATCACCCGTACCCGAATGGCCGGAGCCATCAAAGAGACGAGAGAACTTGTCATGGTTCTTCATCTCGTTGATCCGCTGTTCGATCGTCATGTTGCCGCCCATGTTGTCGCCGATCCGGGTATTTCCCTTGTCGTCGACCACCTTGACCTTCGGGACGAGGCCGTTGTCGGTCTCCTCCAGTTCGAAGGCGACGGACGGCAGAACGTGAGGCAGCAGCAGATCCACGTCGCCCTTGGCATCGGCGATGGCCTTGACCGCTGCTTCGCGCTGGAAAGTATTCCGAAGGAGGGCATCCCGCGCCTCGATCCGCTTCTCCAACGCCGTCTTCTCGCCGGCATGACGCTCATTCAGCTGGCCCAGCTGGGAGTTGACCTTCTCCTCGACGAGCTTGTCAACGTCCTTCTTAGGATCGAGCGTACCGAGTTCGGCGACCTTCGTGATGGCTTCCTTCGCCTTGGCCGGATCGATCCCTTCGAACGCCTTCAGCTGCTGCTTGCTGGCGTTGTGGTCGGTCCGCTCCTGCGACAGAGCCGTCTTCAGCCCGTTGACGTTCTCAAGCATCCAGCCATCCTGGCCTTCGACAATGAGAACGAACTTGCCATCGAGACCCTCATCGGCAGTACCGGGACGGTACTCACCACGGAGAGGCTCACTGACTTCGTCGAGCTTGTTGATGATCGCTTTCGGCACTTTCGTCTCCTTTGATGCAGCATCCCGCTGCGTGAAAAGCTGGCGTCCTGCCAGCTCAACCCACTGAACCCCGGACCGTCAACCCATCCTAGGTCGCCGGGCAGAAGTTCAATGGCCTGGAGAAGTATATTAGATCCGCACCAGCGTAAACTGGTGTTAGTGAAGCCTGGGTCGCTCCTGGGTGTGGATGGCGATGCTGATCCACTTTCCGTTAGCCGTGGGCCCAGCGGTAGCAGCGACAGCATCAACAGCATCGCACTCATCGCCGAACTCATCAAACCATGTCACGATCGGCACGACCTCGTTGCCATCAATGATCACGAAGCCGTCATCATAGATTTCGCAGTCTAGCTTCTCAGTCATAGGCCAGCTCGGTTGAAGGCTTCGGGATGCTTGGCACGGAGCTGGTCAATCGTATAGCCTCGGCCAGCTTGCTCGTCCACAAACTTGTCAACGGAAAGCCCGCCGGTCCTGAACAGCTCAGCCTTTGTCGGACCAAGAACGTCGTCCTGGAAGCTGCGCGGCTGGCGCTTCAACCAGGTCTGATATGTTTCGCTGGCCGGCACCTGGCCGTTGAGGCTAGCGCGGGTACCTTCGGGTGCTTCCTTCAGATTGATGCCAAGCTCTTTCCAGCTCTTCAACACTGGCACGATGGTGCTTCGGCAGTTCGGGTGTGCTGGCGGCCTTGGGCCGACGCCCACCTTGTAGACTTTCCCGTCTCGGGCGATGCATATTTCGCTCGTCTTGCCGTCCAGTGTGGAACGCCATGCTTCCCCCTTGACTACGTCTTGGTTTTCCTGGATCGTGGCCGACCGAGCTGTGGTGACCACGTGGTTTACGGCCGTCCTGGCCAGTGCCTCGGCACCTCGGCGTGTGATGCCTTGCACCACGCCATCCTTGAAGCCAAGCGCCTTCGTGCCTCTGATGCGACGGATGGTCTGATCCACCGTCTCACCCTCGACAACGCTCATCCGCACCGCCTCATTGATCCGGTTCTTCTGGTTGGCCGAGTAGTCGGTGAACCACTGCTCGAGGACCCGGCCGTCAAATGGCCTGGTCGTCACGGCCGACCACAGCTGAACTGGCGCCACAGTGGTCAGGCTGACGGTGACCGGCAGCAGTGCCCGCACAGCGGTGTACATGAAGCCGCCTTCATAGGCAGCCAAGTCCCGGAGCTGGTCTCGGACCATGCCCGTCATCTGGTCGCTGGCCTGGTCACTGATCCGACCCAGATCCCGCAGGAGCTGATCCAGCCGGGCAGATCGTGCAGTACCTTCCAGATCGGCGCCTCGTTGTCCCAGCTGCGCTGAGACGTCGTCCATCAGCTTCTGAAGAAAAGCCTGGAGGTCAGTCAGCTGACGCTTCTTGAACCGCTCAACGTAGACTTGATGCATGATGAGCTCATCGAGGAGCTCGGTGTTAGCGTCAGGCATTGGTCGGCGCCGGGGCGTTAGGCTTCGTCGCGGTCGCTGGGATCAGGTCCTCCGGCTTCTCGTCATCCAACTCCTCGTCGTTGTCCTTGTAGTTGAAGTCCTCACCGACGAGACTGTTCTGACGGTAGATCTCCAGGAACTGCTTACGGCTGAGGTCGCCCAGCTTTCGGGCCTCAAGGATCATCTTCAGGCCTGCCTCGGAGAGCACGCGCGTGAAGTCAAGGCTCATATTGACCTTGCCAACCTTCTCCATGCTGCCGTCGTTGCCCAGCCACTTGCCCGTATAGTA